TGAAGTAGGAGGCAATCAAACATGGATACTTTCAAAGAATTATTTGAAGATATAAAGGATGAAGCTGGAGCAAGAAGCCAGGAATTATTAGAAACCATGACCCGTTCCGATCTTCCGTACCTTTTAACTGGAACCGCTATGGATCGGGCACTGCTCAAGGCTTATCGGGAATATCCGGCCGATTGGGAACAATATGTAGCCATTGAACCGGTGCGAGACTTCCGAACCGTTGAGCGTCTCTACGAATACGGTGGAGACGGTTCATTAAGTGAGGTAGCCGAGCAAGAACCCTATAAGTACGATAAAATTCAAGAAGGGAAATATACATTTTCAGTTGCCAAGTACGGTAGAAAATTAAGTTTCAGTTGGGAAAGTTTAATTAATGACGACTTGTCGGCACTGAAAAGAATACCGGAGAAGTTGGCCAGAGCGGCCCGAAGAACCGAACAGAAACTTGTTACCAGCTTATTTGTTGATAGCTCGGGGCCAAAATCGGCTCTCTTTAATGCCAGTTCAGGTGGATATAATTTAGGAACAGCCAAGCTGAGCATTACTTCTTTAGCTGCTGCATTTACCTCTATCGGAGACCAAACCGATCCCAACGGTGAACCGTTCTTTGTTTCTCGGTTCCACCTGGTGGTTCCTCCGGCTTTGGAAATAACTGCTAAATCAATCTTAGAAGCGATCGAGTTGGTTTACCCTGATACTCAAGGGGTAGCCGAGAATTACGTAAATTATAAAACCAACAACTGGATGAAGCAGAGATTAACCTTGCACGTGAACCCCTATCTACCGGTTATTGACACAACTCACGGCGATACCGCCTGGTATATCTTCCCTGACCCCTCGGAAATCTTTTGCATGGTTTTAGCAAGACTACGAGGCCATGAGGAACCTGAAATCTTTATGAAGAACCCGAACGCCATTAAAATTGGCGGAGGTCAAGACCCCTTCAACGGTGACTTTGACTATGACTCAGTTGAGTACAAAGTCCGTCATGTATGTGGAGCGGCAGTTGCTGACTATCGGGGTTCTTATGCTTCAACCGGCGCAGCGTAGGCGGTGAGCGATGATGAAAAAAACCACTAAAAGAATTATCGGGCTACTCTTCGGGGTAGCCTTTTTACTTTCAATAACTTTTCCAGCACTGGCGGCCTACTCTCACTTTGAAACCGGCGTGGTTTCTGAAACCGGCTTTTATGTTGGGGCAAGAGGAACTGAGGTTGAGGTTATTAGCTCAACTGGGACTATTTCTACCTCAGAAGCCGACATTGAAACGTTAAGCATTGACGGGGTTGAAGTAACTGCTACCGCTACTGAACTCAATGCCATATCGTTATTTGGCTATTCCAGCTTTACGGCTGGAGAAGCAGTAGAAGCCAACCGAGTTGTTTATTTCAACACCGTTACCGAGGCGATATATAAAGCTGATGAAAATTCAGCCGTTGCTCTTGGTGTCAATATCAGCGGTGCAGTAGATGAAGATGATGATATTTATGTGGGTATTGGATTGGCGACCGTTGTAGCCGACCAAGAAATTGAAGCCGGCAATTTAATAAAAACGGCGGCTGATGGAAGGGTTATTTCGCTGGTTACTTCTGACCTTTCCGGCGATACTATGGAAACTGGAGCCGGAGGGAATTTTGCTAACCAACCAGCAGGCGATACTGTTGAAATTATCTCAAACAATGCCGAAGACATCGGTCAAGAAATCACCATCTGGGGGACAACTCACGGCGGCGATGGAACGGTTACCTCGGTAACTGAGGAACTTCATGGAACTACCGAAGTAGTAACCGAAAAAGACGACTGGGGAGTTATTCTTGGTGTTGAATTAGCCGAAGAAGCGGCCGGAACCGTTACTATCCGTAAGGGTTCTACAGACCAAATTATTACCACGATAACTGCCGGAAACTTAACCGCTGGCATTTTAGAAGTTGAAGATGAAATTCGAGCCTTTAACCAAAAACCAACTATTGTAGCTGATGCCGCTACCACTAAGTCTTTTTCGGTGATTGGAACCGATGAAGACCATGCGGCTTTAACTGAAAAAGCAACCGCTTTGACCGGAGCCTCGGCGGTGACGCTGGCAAATGAATACAACACTATCACCAGAATATTGGTAGGCGATGTTGAAAGCGCAAGAACGGTTACCTTAAAAGTTGGAGCATTGGATGCAACCAATTTAAAAATAGGCAAAGCAATTGAAGCGGCTGCAGAAATAGATGATGAAATACTGGCATTAATAACACCGTAAAAGGAGACAAGGGAGGTCCTAATAAGGCCTCCCTTTTTTAATATGAAAAGAAAAATTCTTGCCGTTCATGTGGGAACTACCACTGAAATTCTGCTTTTAGAAATATTTCGAGTGGCGGAAGAAATTCTCTGGGAAATTCAAGAATTAAAAAAAGAGGCCAAAAATGACCAACCTCGCAAAACTAAAAAAACTGATACCAAGTGACCACGGCTATACTGACATAGAATTAACTGAACTATTGGTAGAAAACGGGAACGATGTTTATAAAACTGCCGCTTTCGTTCTCCGTGGGCTGATTGCTCAAATTGTTTCTGGCTCGTATTCCTTTTCCAGTGGTGATGTAAAGATAGACAAAACCAAGTTGGTTGATAATTATCAAAGGCTTATTGCTGAATATGAGACCAAATCAATTGAAGTTGCTCAGAGCCCCTCGTCTATTGATGAATTATGGGGAACCAAAATTGACCGGCTGTCTGGTTTGGATAGAACCGACTATGCTGAAGCGGATACCGAAGATGTTGATTGATAAAGAGTTCATTAAATCCAGTTTTGCAGAAATATTCGAAGCTCTAAATTCAGTTATTTGGACTAAGAAAACGATATGTAGTTGTCAGGACACCTATGGGATAGCTGACCCGGATTGTTTTTACTGTTCTGGCACTGGCTATATTGAAACGTCCAGTATTATAGAGGCAGATATACAGGAACTAAAAGGTGATGAAAGAATAGCAGTCGATGCTGGTATTCTTAATGCTGGGGATATCGTAGTTAGAACTACAGTAGATAACAAAATTAAGGTAGATGACCTAATTACTCACAAGTCAAAAACTTATCAGGTTAAATATGTAATTTTGGATCAACTGGAGGTGTTTATTCAGGTTGGCGCACATAAAACAACATCGTCAATTACCCAGGATGAAGCAGTAAGACTTATATCATATAACATTAACTCTGGAACAGAAGTCGTAAAACTTATATCGTATAGCTATGGGGGCACATAAAATTGCTTGACATAGACATGAGGCTTGAAGGGATAGAAGAACTTATTACGAAATATCACGTTCGAGCAACAACGATTGTTAAAGCTTTGGATTTTACCACCAAAAAGAACGCTGAAGAGATTCGAGTAATAGCCAAAGATAGAGCGCCAGTTCTGACTGGTATATTGCGAGGTTCAATTGATAAAGAACAAAAAGAAATGATGGTGTGGGGAATCGGTTCATATAACCCCAATTGCCCCTATGCTCGAGTTAGAAATTATATTAATAATCTACACCCAATGACCGTTGGCTATTTAACCAAGACTCATTTTGAACACCGTGATAAGTATAAAAAAGACCTACAAGAAACCATCAGGGAATTAAAAAAATTATGAAAATAAACCTTTTACAAGCAATTGTAGATAAAATAAAAACCATTACTGAATTATCCAGTGGTGTTTTTCTTTATTCTCCAGAACTTGACTTGAATACCAAAACTAAACCTTTTGTGGTGGTTCGTTCTATTACCGATATGGGGAAAATAACCACTTTTGCCAAGGCCAAAGAGACGGATTATTACGTTTGGGTTTATGTGTATCCTCAGTCGAACGAATATAAGGCGCTGGAACTACCAGAAAGCATAAGAACGGTTCTGTTCAATGAGCTGACAGTTACCATTGGTGAAGGCGCTACAGCAGTAAAATATTATTCTTTACCGTTAGATATCACCATCAACCGGCTTAACGGTACTGAGAATGATTTAGAAAAGTATGGTTCGGTTATAACGTGTATCTATAAAATTCATAATTAGGAGGCTATTATTATGGCTGTGTTAAAAGGATATTCAGGAAATATAAAATCAGGAACCACTACAATAGGTGAAATGTCGGATTGGTCGTTGGATGTTAATGCCGATATTGTTGATATCTCCGCTTTCTTGGACGAATGGAAAAAGAAAGCTGCCACTCAGAAAGACTGGACTGGAAGTTGCAATGGAAGATTATATGTTGCCGATGGGGGACAGGCGGCATTAACCATCGGAGCGGAAGTAACCATGCGGTTCTATGTGGATGGTTCACATTATTATTCTGGAGCGGCAATTGTTGAATCCATTTCCCGCAGTGCCGCTGTGGCCGGAACTATAGACGTAACTTTTAATTTCACCGGTAACGGCGAACTGAGTTACACTTAAGGCGGTGAGATAAATGGCTGTGTTAAAAGGATATTTAGCTAAAGTATACGGGATAGATACCAGCGCTTCATTTTCCACCGCCTTTACCAGTGAAGCCATGACGGAAGGGAGCGGCGATAGTCTTAAAATTTATCAAATAAATGATACCGCCAAACGTATTTGGGATCCGAATGAAGAAATAACCCTTGACGCTGGGCTTGGTACGCCAACCTTGGACGAAAGTTGGATGGATCACGGGATAGATTGGTTAACTGGGCGGGTCAAGCTCAATGAAACTGGCTTAACTCTCACTGTATCGGGTAAATATTTTCCTACTCTTATTGAAATTGGCGAAGCCTACAACTGGACTTTAGATTTATCGGCTGACGTGGTGGACGTATCGGCATTTGGTGATGAGTGGAAAAAGAAGGCTGCTATTCAGAAGAACTGGACTGGTTCTTTTGAAAAATTCGCCATTGATGAATACTGGTTTGATATTGCAAAATTGGCCAAGATATTCTTGGTTAAACTTTATACTCAAGCCAATATCGGTTATCAGGGTTTTTGTGTTATCCCTACTCTTTCTTCGGGGGCTTCGGTAGCTGACGTATTGAAAGAAACCGTTAATCTCGAAGGGCATTGGATGATTTCGGAATTCGATGAGTCGTAAAAGGGAGGTATGTATGGGTTTATTAGATAAATTAGAAGAACGAGCAAAAAATAGGGAACGTAAATCTTTGTATATTGAGGAAATTGATGAAACGGTATACTGGTATCCGATGACTGCGGGAGAACGTCAGAGAATTATGAATGCTGCTGGTTTTAAGTGGGCGAGGGATGCCGTGCAGATGGATAATGCCAAATATAAGGCTTCTTTAATTATCGAAAAGCTGGAAGATAAAGACGGCAAGAAGATATTTTCCAACACCCCGGAACATAAAGACTTATTAATAAACAAAATAGCTGACGAATTATTGACCAAGATTGTTAATGCTATTGACCCACCTCGTACCGAGGAACAGCAAATTGAAGAAGCAAAAAACGGATAAGCGACCCTTTTTACAAAACTTTGATGATATTGGCCGATAAAAAGGGTCGTTTTGTTTTTGAGTTTATCGAGGAATTAACTGAAAGCGAAATGTATGATTGGGTGGCATATTATAAAGAGCAGTATGAAGAAATGGAACGAGAACGGGCAAAAGCGAGAATGAGGAGATAGAATGGCTGACGAGCGTTTTGAAGTAATTATTGGGGCGAAGGATGAAGCCTCACCAGTTTTAAATAAATTTAATAAGAGTTTACAAACCACTCAAACAACTTCACAAAAAGTGACCGCTGGTCTTCAATCTATGGCCGACAAATCAAAATGGGCTTTTGCGGCCATGAGTGGAGCGATTGTTGGAGCGGTAAAAGTATTCGCCGACTTTGAAGACGCTATGGCCAAAGTTGCCACCCAACTCCCCGATGAAGCCATGGAGCATTATGAAGAATTCGGTCGGGCAGTCCAAGATATGTCAATTGAATTTGGTCAATCAACTACAGTTATGGCTCAAGGCCTCTATGATATTTTATCGGCAGCTATACCACCCGAAAATGCCTTACAACTTTTGGAACAGTCGGCAAAAACTGCTGCGGCTGGGTTTACTGATGTGGCTACCACCGCAGACTTATTTACTTCTATTCTAAATGCTTATGGGATGGAAGTAGAAAATGCCGCTCGAGTATCAGACGTATTATTTCAAAGCGTATTCCGTGGCAAAATGGAATTTGAAGATATGGCCACAGAGCTTGGTTCTATTATGGGAGTGGCCGCTCAAGCTGGAGTTAGTCTTGAAGACTTAGGCGCTTCATTGGCCACATTAACTCGGTCTGGCATAAATACAGCAGAAGCAACAACGGGGATAAGGCAAGCAATTTTAAGTTACATTGATCCAGGGAGGGAAGCGCAAGAAACTGCCGCAGCTTTGGGGATTGAATTTGACGCCACGTCCTTAAAAAGTGAGGGACTAATTCGTTCAATCGGAAAATTAAAAGATGCAACTCAAGAACAACTTGCGGCTTTATTTCCTAACGTCCGTGCTTTGGTTGCGGTACAAGGTGTTTTGGGAGACCTATCTGGTGCATATGAAGATTTACAGCTAAACATGGAGGCTATCGGAACCACCCAAGAAGCTTTCGGAAAGGCCACTGATA